CTGGTGTAGAGATAAACAAAGTATATCGTGTTGACTTTATGGATTCAGACGGAACATACGTAAAGATACCAAGACTTTTAGATAACGAAATACCAACAATGGATATAGACTAATGGCAAGTACATACAATTACCCAGAAGATTATATTACATGGTTTATAAAAGGCAATCACTTAGCAGTAGTTACACTTAAGGGTGATTCAGAAGGAACATATCACAGTAAGTATGGGCAATACAAACCTATTGATGAAGCAGTTACTAATGGATTGCTACTGCATTACTACGCAGAGCCAAATGCTGTTACAGCTATCACTGACACCCCAGATGTTGACAATGTGTTTCATACAGCTATTGTAGACTATGTTAAAGCAAGATTATATCAAGATAGGGCAGGTAGAACAAACGATGGTGGAGTAGCAAGTGTAAGTTTAAACCTTGCACAACTGCACGAGAATAAATTTAGCGAATCAGTAAAAAGAAATGGAATGCAGAAGCGAGACAAGACTGGTGGACCACGCAGAGTCTTGATGGCTGACTTTACATAACAAGGAAAATATTATGGCAGATATCAGAAAATTTCAAACACATGAGGTACTCAATAAGGTTTTAAATACTGGTGAGGACGCTCTAAAGGTTGACATTGATAACGTAACCCTGACTACAGAAGGTGGGGACGTTGCAATAGATGTAGCTCTAGACAAAGCAAATGATACTATCACTGTATTCTCTAATACCGCCAAAGATGGTAGTGGCACTAGCTATGTTCCTCTGGTAGATAGTGATGGGCATTTACAAGTAGATACTGTTTCTTCAGCTCTACCAAGTGGAGCAGCTACTGCAGCTAATCAAGCTACTATCATTGGACACGTAGACGGAATAGAAGGGCTATTGACCACAATAGATACAGACACAGGTTCAATTAACACTAGCGCTAGCTCTATTGACGGTAAAATGACAAGAGGTGAAGGTGATGTAGCTGGAGGTGGTAGTGGGTTATTTCAGGTTCTGGCTTATGGTAAAGACCAAAGTGGAAACCTAGACCCTCTTAACGTTGATAGCAATGGTCATTTAAAGATTACAATCAACGATATAGAATCTGGTATCTCAACTGCTTTACCAATTTCTGATAACGGTGGTTCTTTAACGGTTGATGGTACAGTTACTGCAAACCTATCTGCTACTGACAATGCTGTACTAGACAACATTCTTGTAAAGAACACTGAAATAGATACAGTATTAGACAATATCAAGACTGACACACAGGCAATAGAAACAGATATGGCAGCTATTGAAGTATTACTTACTACTATTGATTCTGATACTAATGATATTAAAACTGCAACAGAATCGTCAAACACGCATCTAGGCAATATGTTTTACGATACAGCTCTTGCTGTTACACCTAGTGATAGTTCTGACTTATCTGGTGAGCCTTATTTTGCAGTATGGGTAGGAACAGGTGGGAATCTAAAAGTAGATATGTCAAGCGGAACTGGAACTGTGACTTTAAATAATTGTGCATCTGGTCAGTTAATACCTATCATGGTTGAAAGAATATATGCAACAGGCACAACAGCTTCTAACATTATAGTGTTTAAATAATGTTAGCGTGGACTAGAACATCTTTAAACTTTTTAAAGTCAGTATATGACGTTATTTGGAACATTACCCAACTTAACTGGGAAGAAGACAATGTTAAGTGGGAAGAACATACAGGATAAAAAATTATGGCAGATTTATCAGGACAAACTATAGCATCGAGTTACGAACAGTTATTATCACTGCCTGATGGTGGAGGTAATGCAAATACATTAGTAGCTGTAACCGATGGAGATGGGGGCACAACATTTGGAATAAAATTAGCTACTAATAAAGTAGAGATTATACCGGGCTCTAATGATACAAATGCTTTTGAGGTATCACAAGCAGATGGTACAGCAGTATTAACAGTTGATAGTACAAATGCTCAAGTAGGTATTGGAATATCATCCTCTCTTGCAAGTGGTGCAAAACTTCATGTTAAAGGAAATGATGGTGCTAATTATATACATATAGAATCAGCAAATGATGATAATTATCTAACACTTGGAACCTTTGAAAATGACCAAGTAGTTATTGCTTATGGAGATACGGATACTGGTGGTTCAAGTGCTTTAAATTTTTATAAAACTACCTCTGCACCATTTGGAGGCACTTCTTTAGTTATGTCATTAGATAGCTCTGGAAGTATGGGTGTTGGAGTTGCCTCAGCAAGTTCATATCATAGTGACTTTAATAATCTTGTAGTTTATGAAAATGGAAATGCTGGAATATCTATTATAGGAAGCACAAGTGGTGAATCAAGTTTAGGTTTTGGTGATGGTACTGGTGCCGATACTTATAGAGGTGCAGTAGCGTATGTGCATACATCTGGCAGTAATCAAGATAAAATGTTTTTTAAAACATCATCTTTAAACAGAATGGTAATTGACAGCTCTGGAAGTGTGGGCATTGGGAATACCTCTCCAGATGCTAAGTTTCATGTTTCTGGTCAATCAAAATTTCAAACTGATTCAGAGCCAGTAATAATCATTGCTGGTACGGAAAGTGCTACAGACCATACTAATGAAAATTCAGCTTTATGTATTGATTTTAGAAATTTAAGCACTACTAATGGCGTTGCAAGTGGTATAGTAGGATTAGATAAAGATGGTCTTGAATTAACAAAAGTATTATTAGTAACAGATAACCATGATGGAAATGATGGAAGTATAAGATTTCATACCTCTACTGATTCAAGTAGCAATCATTTGCTTGAAAGAATGCATATAGCACATGATGGAAAGGTAGGTATTGGAACATCTTCTGTAAGTGCATCATGTGATATGGAATTAAGAGATAGTGATGGATTTACATTTAGACTTTCTAAAAATATTACAGATGCAAATAGTGGTGACAATTTTGGAAGTATTCAGTTTTCTAATAACAATGATGCAACAGGTGCTGTTATACAAGGAAAAGCTGCAGGTAATTGGTCTACTAATAACTATCCAACAGATATAATATTTTATACAGCAGAAACTTCAGATGTATTTGAAAGAATGAGAATAAAAAATGATGGTGACATCTTCATAGCTGGAGATGATAAGAAAATTATATTTAATACAAGTGGTGCAAGTGGTCATCCAGCACTTTCAATGGATTCTAGTGTTAATTTTAAATTTTTAAATTCATCTGGTGCAGAAAGTGTTAGAATAGCAAATAATGGTACTCTTTCCACAGTAAATTCTTTTGGCGTTGGAGTAACAGACCCAGATTCATATATAGAAATAAAATCTGATGGTCTTAACTCTCAAGGATTTTTTAGAATAAGAAATTCTAATGACGCACAAATGGTTGAGATTGCAAATGATTCAAGTGGTGTGCCATTTATAAATATAGGGAATGCAGCTGGAAGTACAAAAATAACTTTAAAGGAAACTGGTTCTTCTATTGTGTATGCTGGCAGTGCAACTGCATTACAAATTGATACAAGTGCAAATGGTGCAAGAACTGTAGATTTAGTTCATTCTGATGGTGCGGTAGACAATCAAGATGAAATACTTAGATGCAGATTTTCTGGAACTGGCTCACCAGCTGGTGGAAGATTTATTGCGTTTGAAGATAGTCAAGCAAGAATGGGAATGATTGAAGCTGCAAATGGAGATGATGTAGCCTACACAGTTGGAACTTCAGATATAAACACTAAGAAAAATATTGAAAATTGGGATGAAAATGTTCTTGAGCATTTTAAAACATTAAAACCAAAAAGATTTCATTATAAAAGGCAAGAAGATTCAAAAGAAAAAAAGAAAGGATATATTGCACAAGACTTAAAAGATGCTTTTCCAGAAGCATATCCATTGAGCAGTTATAAGGAAGAAGATGGAGATAAGCAATATTATGGATTTAATCCATCTGGAATGGTTGTTTATTTAATGAAAGCAGTTCAAGAGCTATCACAAAAGGTAGAAGAATTAGAAAATAAATTAGGAGATTAAAATGACAGTAACATGGAAAATAGATAACTTACAATACTATCTATCAAAAGACAGTAAGGATAAAGTTGTTTATAAAGTGAGTTACACTGTTTCAGGTTCTAAAACTGTTGAAGATAAAGAATACTATGCAGTTAATAGTACAAGCGTAAAGCTTGATGTAGAAACAGTAGAAGCTGTAGAAGCTAAAGATGCAGTCTTGTACACAGATAAAGATACCTTGCTTGCTGATAAAGCAGTAAAAGTAGGTGATATTAAAACACCAGCTATAGAAGCAGTAGAAGGTAAAAATCCTTGGTCAAGTGTTGATTTTGTTGAATACGATGACTTAACAGAGGATGTAGTTATTGGATGGGTAAAGACTATATTAGGTGAAGATAAAGTAAAGACCATGGAAGATAATATTGCAGCTCAAATAAATGCACAAGAAAATCCACCTGCAGCTACAAAAGGTAGTGGTGTACCTTGGTAAGAAATAATTGTGAATGCTGTTGCTGTTGTAGTTGCAAAGATGAATGAGACTATTAAAAGTTTTTTTAGAAGAACTGGTAAGTTTTATAATGGTGTTATTGTTGCTCTGCTGTTTGTGTGTGTATTCGCTTGGGCTTGCAATGATATTTATTTTGGAAAAAGCCACAGGGAGATTGAAGAAGAATTAATGCGTTCTATCTTTGAGGTAGACTCGTTAATAATGGACATAAAGATAACGCTAGGAGATTCTAGCATAATACAAAAATAGGAGTATAAAATGGCAAACAAAGAAAACAAAGCTGTTTTAAAAATAGACGATAACGAATATCTGGTTGAAGACATGACAAATGAACAGAAAGCACTATATAATCATTTAGCTGACATTACAAGAAAGATAGAGACCATGTCGTTTAACTTAGAGCAATTACAATTCGGAAAGGGAGCTTTCGTCAACGCTCTTAAAGAATCCTTATCAAAGGAGAAAGAAGAAAAGTAAATGTTAGAAACTTATGCTGAATACGGAGCAATGGGTGTGGTCATAGTTTTGTTTGGCTATATGGTGTTGAACCTAATGTCAAGCCAGAAAGCGCAGAACGAAGACTTAGATGATATTAGGCAGGCTAACGCAAAGCTAGAAACAAAGATGAGCAATGTGGAAAGCATAGTTTTAAAGATGTTGGACCGCTGGAACAAGTCAGATGAGACAAGTCAAAGGCACAGGGAAGCGATAGTATCAGAGTTAAATGATGTGACCGATGACTTGTCTTATATAAAGGGAAGGATGAACGGTAAAGGATGATGAGTGACACCCTAAAAGCGGTAGGTAACGGGACAATAGGAGTAAGTGTTTGGTGGGTAAATCTGCCAATGATAATACAGACAATGGTATCGGTGGCAACATTGATATACATTATAATCAAAATAACAAAAGAGGTTAAAGGAGCATAAAATGCCATATCATAAGAAAAAGAAAATGGGTCACGGTGGTAAAGTCAAAAAGAAAATGGGCGGTGGCATGGTGAAGAAAAAGATGATGAAGGGTGGAATGGTCAAGAAGAAAAAAACTATGAGAAAGAAGAAGTAAAATGAATTTAAAAGAAATGTTAATAGAAGCTGCTGAACTGCAAGCTGACGCAATCAAGAATAAAATGGTAGACCAACTTGGCTCCGATGATATGGCTCAGAAGATAGCTACAAAGATTAACGAAAAGATTGACATACCTTTTGTGTCAGAAGAAAAAGAACAGATATTCTTTGAAAAGTGCGTTGATATTGTTACTGACTTACTAGAAGGTATTATAAAGGGAAAGTAATGCCGAGGTTCAGCAAAAGAAGTTTAGGTAGATTGGAGACTTGCGATGAGCGATTACAGGAACTATTTAAAGAAGTTGTTAAGAGATTCGACTGCACCATCATTGAAGGTCATAGGGGTGAGGAAAAGCAGAATGCGGCGTATAAAAAGGGAAACAGCAAGCTTAAATACCCAAACGGAAAGCACAATAAATTACCTAGCATTGCTGTTGATGTTGCTCCTTATCCTATTGACTGGTCTGACCGTGATAGGTTTCACTATTTTGGCGGATATGTTATAGGTATTGCACAACAGATGGGGTTAAACATTCGCTGGGGTGGAGACTGGGACCAAGACACAAAGACAAAAGACAATCGATTTGATGACCTCGTACACTTTGAGATTAAGGAATAATGCCAAAGCAGTTTAAGACATACACACGCTTTGACGGCGGTCTAAATACAAAGACTAACGCTCGTTCTATACAAGATAACGAACTGGCGCAAGCTAACAATGTTATTGTAGATGAGTTTGGCTCTGTTAAATCCTCTGGCAAGGCAACTGATAATGATACCAACTATCGAGACCCTAGTGTTTCAGAGACACAGGCTGGTTGTGGTTTGTTCCAAGCTAGACTAGATGAGGCAAGTGGCTATAGTAGTGGCGTTAATACTTCTGTAATTACAACTTTTTTTGCAGATGCAGATGCCGGAGCTGTAGTTGTGCAAAGCTCTGATGGCACTGGAGCCTATGCTGATAGAATGAACTTAGGGAATGTTACAGGAGACCATCAAGGAAAAGTGATATACCATATCGCAGATGGAGTTGTAAGAGCTTGTGATACAAATATAAACAACACTGCAACTACCATAAAAAAATATGGGTTTTTTAAAACTACAGACAGGTGGAGAAATGAGGCAGGCAGTAACCAAACTCCGGGTGGTTACTCTGGAGGAAGCGGATATTTTTCTTTGAGCACTAATCTTAGCTCTCCAACTAGAGGTATCTGTAGTAAAGGCATGAGAGGCAGCGTATCTAGCGGAAACGATACAAGCTTGGTCTCTGGCACTTCAGGGGCATTTCCAGATTCTACAGACACAGAGCTTGATACTGGCACATATTTAGCTGTAAACAGCAATCAATCATCTGTAGACACTATCTCAAGCAGAACCAATACGACTACTTTAGTTACTGGTGCTGGTTCTGCAACTTTTAGCAGTAACCCAGCTTATGGTATTTATCCGGCAGGAGGCACTGGGTTTAATTTAAATTTTGCTACTAACAGCTCTGGTGGTACTCACGTTGCTGGAACTTACGAATTTGCTACCACATTCTTGTATGATGGAAACCAAGAGTCGTTACCGTACTTTTTAGCAGGAGAACTAACTGTTTCTGCCAATGATAGCATAGATTGTACTGTTATGGCTACAGAGAATCATTCTAGTGCAACGTATGCGGGGAATGTTAAGGGTGGGAGAATTTATTTTAGAGTAAAAGACACAGATGGACCTTTAATATTCTTTGGAGAAATAAATTTTGTAAGAGGAACCAAACCTACAATTGACGGTGCTTTTACTTTCTGGTCGCTCGAGTATAGCAGTGCACCGTTTGCTCACTCTACTTTTGTGAGTGTTTCTGCTAACTTAGATACCTATGATTCAATTAACGGATTCAATCAAGACTCTTCTTTTATCAGTATAGGAACTGCTGGAGAGAAATACCAGACAAGTGTTGTATCAAACAGGAGAGTGTTTTTAGGTAATGTAAAGTACACAGATGCTGAGGGAATATTGTTAAACAGGGGGGATACTATACGATATAGTCAAATAAATAAGTTTGACACTTTTCCTGAGTTTAACTTTTTAGATATAGGTGTAAACGATGGTGAAGAGTTTGTAAAGCTAGAGGCTTTTGCAGACCGTATACTAGCATACAAAGAGAACACGCTGTATATTATTAATGTTGGCGGTGGTTCTGATACACAATGGTTCTTAGAATCTTCTAATAAAAATATGGGCGTAGCTTTTCATGGAGCTGTAGTTAAGACAGAGTTTGGTGTTGCTTGGGTAAATAAGAATGGACTGTATTTTTATGATGGTTCTAGGATAACTAACCTACAGAACAAAATAATAGAAAGTGATTGGACAGGGTTTGTAAATGACGACACAATGATTGGCTACGAACCAACACATAAACATTTAGTAATCATAAGAGACGCAGCAGCGTCTGGTAGTACGAGCGGAGATGCTTATGTTTATAGCTTTATTACTAAGTCTTTTACTTTCGTTGAGGACCTTGTTACTGATGGTGTAAAGACTAATATTATTACAGACCTGCATAACAATATGACTTTAGGGTTAGGGACAAATGAGATTGTGTCTTACGATGGAGAGCCAGACGCAGGGACTACCTTTGATATAAAACTAAAAGATGACGACTTTGGGTTGCCTAACATTGTAAAGAAGATATATGGAGTTACAGTTGAGTATGCTAGTGATAATGACAATAGTAATGGCGTAAAGTATTTTTTTACAAATGATAGTGGTGTAAAACAAGCAGTAGCAAACGCAGGTACACTATCGGATACCAACAATGACCTAGATGTAAATAGAGTTACGTTTGGAACTCCTCTGTTAGCATCTTCGTTTCAAGTACAGCTAGACTTAGATGGTGATAGTATACAAAAAGTAAACAACGTAGCTGTAGAATATAGACCTATCTATAAAAGGGTAACATAATGGCGATAGATAGAGAGAAAAGATTTTTATACAATTCAAAAGGTGTAAAGGCTAAATTACAGATAGGGTTTCCCGCTAGTAATTCTGGCAATGACGGTGAAGAAAGAATTGTAAAGACACCTGATGGGAAGCTAAGGCTATACAGAAAAGAACTAGGCGCTTGGCATTTTATAGAATTTACGAGGACTTGATATGGCAAACAGTTTAATGGAACTATACGGTGGCGGTATGACAGGCAGACCTACCAATTACCAGTTAGGTGGTAGGATTGCTCGTTCTAATTTAGAAAGAGCAGTGCAAGGCGAGCAAAGAGAACTGCAAAGAAAACAGCAAGAAGCTGCACGTAAAAAATCTAGAGCTCAAGGTCTTGGCACAATCTTTGGTGGTCTGGGTTCATTGGCTGGTTCTTTGATTCCGATACCCGGACTAGGGACTGCATTAGGTGGAGCCATAGGTAGCGGTCTTGGAGCTGGGCTTGGTCAACTCTTAGGAGAAAGCACTTTTCGAGGCACAAATGTTGGTGAGGGTAGATTTTTACAGCAAGATAGAGGAGATTTGCAAGACAGCATAGATGACTTTAAAAGTAGCTTAGGTGAGAGAGCACTGGCAACCGGCATATCTAAGTTTGCTACAAGTGCAGCAGCAAATTTACCCGGCATAAAAGATGAATTAGGAATAGGAACAGAAGCAAGGGCAAAAGCCATAAGAGACCAAGCATTAAAAGATAATCCATTTTTACAAGCAGAAGAATCTTTAGAAGATTTTTTACCGTTAGATGAGGTTGCTAGACCTAATATACCCATAGAGATGCAAGATTTTTCTGATGAGCTATTATCAGAAGTCAATGCAGAAGGTATGCAGTTTAACCCTTTTCAAGATATGAGCGTAGAAGATTTAAGTGATTTAGATTTTAACTTCCAAGGTATACCTAATTTTATAGGTCCTATGTTACCGCAAATGAGAGGTGGCGGTCTTTTGGGTATGATGTTGCCACAAATGCAGGTAGGTGGAATGTTAGACCCTTTTGAAATAGATAGGTTTGAAGTTGGCGGCGCCGGTCAAGGAGCTATGCAAAATCCGCTACCAATACCTCCACCCCCACCACCCCCACCACCCCCAACCTTGCCACCAAGCACGGTTCCCGGGTATGGCACTGCCATGACTATACAGGGTGCTTTAGGACAGTTAGGTATGCAAGATATAGCAAATGACCCTAAACTGCAACAATATATGAGTGAGCTACCGCAGTTTGGTATGGGGTACGCACAACAACTAGGAGATATACAAGCATCTGGTCAGCAAACATTAAGAGACATGAGAGGTCAAGCTATGCAGGCAGCGGGGCAAAGAGGTTTTTCTGGAAGTGGCATAGGTCAAAGGCAAATGGCTACCTCATTAGGAGATTTAAGAACAGATATTGCTAGACAAAGACGTGGAGTTATAGAAG